TATGCCACGCTCGATGCCCTGGTCTACGATGCGGTTTCGCAGCTGCTGCCCAGCTGGGCAGCGGAAGACACCGAACTGGTCGTACTCGTCAGCCGCGATCTGCTGCATGACAAGTATTTCCCGCTGATCAACGCCGATGAAGCGCCGACCGAACAGCTGGCGCGCGATGTGATCATGTCCAGCAAGCGGCTTGGCGGCCTGCAGGCCGATCGCGTGCCCTACTTCCCGGCCGCCAAGGTGTTCATCACCCGCTACGACAACCTTTCGATCTACGAACAGGACGGCAAGCGCCGCCGGCACATCAAGGACGTGCCGGAACGCGACCGGATCGAGGATTACCAGTCATCGAACGATGCCTACGTGATCGAGGATTACGACTTCGCCTGCATGGTCGAAAACATCGAATACAAGGCCGCCTGATCAGGGCCGGTCACGGGATAAACCCCGCCGCGAAGGCCCGTTCGGGTCGCAACCGGGGGAAGGGCTTCGGCCCTTCCCCCACCTTCGGGAACCTTCGGGCAAGCAACAGGAATCCGCTCCATGTCCCTCGCACTGCGCAAGAAACAGGAAAAGCTGGCCCGCATCGCCGCCGATCAGGAAAAGGCGCAGGCCGAAGCCGCCGATCGCGCCCGGCAGGCCGCCCAGGTCACGCCCCCGGCCACGATCTTTTCCGCCGCTGCTGCGCAGCCAGCCCCCGAACCGACGCTCGCGGCCAACAGCATCGCGCAACGCTCGCGCCAGTCCAAGCTGGCCCGCCAGGCGATCGAAAGCGCCGCGGCCGCCGATCTCGCCCCCGAACGGCAATCGACCGGCGCGGAAGCCACCGAATACGAATTGCTGATGGCCGCCATGGGCGAGGATATGCGCCGGCTGAAGGGCATCCAGTCCACCGAAGGCAAGATCGCCGCCAAGCGCGAAATGGTCGATCGCTACACCCCGCATGTGGAAGCCACGCTCGCCGCCGCGATCGAAACCGGCACGGCGGTGCAGGACGAACTGCTGGTTAACATCATGATCTGGCGGCTCGACATCGGGGACTATGCGGTGGGCCTCGATATTGCCGAACATGTCCTGCGCTTCGGCCTGCGCCTGCCCGAACGCTTCCAGCGCACGCCCGCCACGCTGATCGCGGAAGTGGTGGCGGAAGCCGCGCTGGTCGCCGCCAAGGCCGACAAGGATTTCCCGCTGCCGGTCCTGCAACGCGCCGATCAGCTGACCGCTGGCTTTGATATGCCCGATGCGGTGCGCGCCAAGGTCGCCAAGGCCATCGCCCTGCACCTCGTGCGCGCCGCCGCCGAGGCCGATGGCACGCCCGACAGCGCCCCGGCCGGTGCCGCCCATGCTGCCCGCAAGGCCGCGCTCGATGCCTTCCGCCGCGCGCTCGAACTGGAACCCAAGATCGGCGTCCTGAAGGACATCGAACGGCTTGAAGCCTGGCTGAAGAAGAACGCCCCTGCCCCGACCGATGCCGATACCGGGGCCGATGATGAGGCACAGGATTAACGGCTCGCGCCCCGGCGCCGGGGGGCGGAACGGGATCGGAGACGGGCCTTTGCCCTGATCCCATGATCCCGGTCCCCACCCCCCGTTTCGGTTTGATGGAGGATTGATTGTCCGGCTTCGTTTCCTCCCCCGCCCCCGATGCCTCGCCAGAAGGCAGCGTTCTGGAATGCGGGCCGTTCTGGCCGGATATCGATATCAACCATTTCCGCGATGCCCAGCGCATCGGCGGCACCCTGATCCCCGATGGCCGGATCCGCGATGCCCTGCTGGGCGCGGTCATCGCGGCGGAAGCCGATCTGGGCGCATGGCGGGCGGCCCTGGAAGCCGCAGGCACCGCCAGCCTAGCCGCTGCCCCTTCGGCCATGATCGGCACCGAAAAGCGCCTGGTGCTGCTGTGGTATCGCGCGGTCTATGCCCTCGCCACGGCCGATTTGGTGGAAACCCACCGCGATGTGACCGCCACCGGCACCGGCCAGGCGGCCATGCCCGAACTCGATCAGCGCGCCGAAGACCATCGCCGCAATGCCCTGCACGCGATCCGGGCCATGCTGGCCAAAGGCCGCACCACGGTGGAACTGATCTGATATGGCTGCCACCTTCCCCGTCACCGCCCTGCAGGACGAACCGCTGGATGCCCTGTGCTGGCGCGTGCTGGGGCAAACGGAAACGGTGGTGGAACAGACGCTCGAACTGAACCCAGGCCTTGCCGATCTGGGGCAGTTCCTGCCCGAAGGCCATGTGGTGAACATTCCTGCGGACGCCACGGCCCCGGCTGTCCCGGAGCGCGCCCTGATCCAGCTGTGGGATTGATCGATGAAAAAGCCCGATGCCCTGCGCGCTCACCTTGCCGCTGCCCTGCCCGAACTGGCCCGCGATCCCGAAGCCCTCTCGATCTACATCACCGGCGGAACGCTTGCCGCGCGCCACGGCCCAAACCTCGGCTTCGAAGTGCGCTACACGCTGCATATCATCCTGCTGAACTATCGCGGCGCACCCCAGCATGTGTTCCTGCCGCTGCTCCTGTGGCTGCGCCTCAACCAGGCCGATCTGATCCTGAACCATGATGCCGGGGTGAAGGACATCGCCTTCAGCGTGGACCTGCTCGATAATCAGGCGGTCGATGTGGAAATCACCCTGCCCCTGTCCGAAGCCGTGGACGTGCTGAAGCAGGCGGACGGCACCTGGCAGATGACCGTGCGCGAAGAATCGCTGCCCGAAGATGCCCTGTTCGATCCGGTGGCCCTGCTGCGCCAGATCTGGGCTCCAGGCGGCCCTGCTAGCGAATTCCTGGTCGGCCACCCGGACGCCTGACGATGGCCAGCGTGGACGGCGGCGATCTGGCCGAACTGGAAGCCTTCGTCGGCGGCATGCTGAAATCACTCGAACCGTCCGAACGGCGCGGCCTGTTTCGCCGCGTGGCCACCACCATGCGCCGCCAGAACCGCGAACGCATCCGGGCGCAGAAGAACCCCGATGGCTCCCGCTTCACCGCGCGCAAGGCCCCGGCAGAGCCGGTCATGGGGCAGTTCGCGGTGAAGTTCCTCTATCCCTCTGGCGGCAGCGGCCCGCCGCGCCTCGTCTTCATGAAAAGCTGGGAGAAACAGGGGCCGATCATCACCGGCTTCGATGTAGAGGCCGGCGGCCTGCGCAGCTTCGAATATGCCAAGGTGATCCGCTGGCTGCGCGTGGATCCGGCGGATGAAAACAAGGGCGCCGGGCGCATCCGCACCCGCCGCACGATCCGCCAGCGCGCGATGTTCAGGAAGATCGGCAGCCAACTGCAGGCCGGGCAAAGCGATCACGAAGCCTGGATCGCCTTCGGTGGCATGGTCGCCTCGGTCGCCACCGTTCACCAGTTCGGCCTGAAGGACAAACCCGCCCGCCACGCGCGCGAAGTGCAATATGCTCGGCGCGAACTGCTGGGGCTGACAGCACGGGACCGCGAAGCCCTGCTCGATGCCGTGATCGAACACTTGGCGGGGGACTGATAGCATGAGGATGCCCACCACCAATCTGATGCGGTGCGCTGGACTCGATCCTGTACACTTCTAGGTTTAGCTCCTGACCGAATCAGGGGGAACCATGATTGCTGAAATTGGCGCTGGCATCGCCAGCCTGAAGGGCGCTCTTGACATCGCAAAGGGCCTGAACGCCGTTGCCGATACCGTTGCGCTGAACGAGCCAAGATCGCGCTGCAGGGGGCGATTATCGATGCTCAAGGCACCCTGCTCGCCGCCCAGGAGGCGCAGACCGCGAACCTGAAGCGAATTGAGGAACTTGAAGTGCGCATTGCGCAACTCGACGCATGGGAACGTGAGAGGCAGCGGTATGAGTTAAAGGAATTTCCGGCCGGAACGCTCGCCTATTCCTTGAAAGCAGATGATCAGGCGGGCGAACCAAGACATCATATCTGCCCCGCGTGCTATCAGGAGGGGCGGAAATCAATCCTTCAGGCGACAGCACGTCATTCCGGTGGCGAGATTGTGGTATGTCCGCGCTGTGAAACAAAACTGAAGCTGGAAAACTTCAACGCACCCACTTTGGACTACTCCGGCTTGTAATGATATTAGCCCTTGCTTCGGAACCTTGACCGTTGATCAGCGCGGCGCGGGCGGGCAGGCAAAGGGTAGCTTGGCACCGCTGTCTGCCGCCCAGCGGCAGATACGCCCACCCGCGCGCCACACGCGCTCGCCCCAGCTTTCCACCGCTACATCGTAGGCGGCGGCGGCCTTGGCGCTGGTCACGATATCGGCGGGTGCTACCGGCTTGGCCTCGATCGCTGCTTCAAGATCGGCAGACGGGGGGAAGCTGGCCTTCAGCCGATCCCTGGGCGCGCAGGCGCTGACAGCCAAGAGCAACGCGCACAGCATCGGGCCGGTCATCCGGGATAGCGGAAATCGCATCGATCAGATCCTTTTCGTGGCGCTCGACCGTGAGCGCATCGGTTACCCTGGCGGCGGCGGCGGCATCCTTTGCCCGCGCGTCGATTTCCCCCGCCTTCACATTGGCCAGCGCGCGGGCAGCATCGCACCGTGCCTCTGCCCCGCGCGTGCCCGCGCACCAGCCCAGCGGCAGGCACAGGCCAGCTACACCCAGCCCCGCGATGATCGCCTGACGCGCGCCGGCAAGAGCGGCGATCGGGCCAGCCAGCGATAACGCCAGGCGCGAACCGATCGTGCTGGTCATGCCCCCTTGTCCCGCTTGGCCGTTTCGGCGGCACGGATACCATAGATCAGCGCGGCGAAGGTGAACACCGTGGTGCGCGTGGCGATATCCGATGGCTGCATGTGCGCCACGAACTGCGCCAGCACATCGGTCAGCAGCATGTGCCAGCCCACCGCGAATGCGGCAAACCATCGCAGCAGCGGCCGGGGCAGGCGTGAAACCCAGGCGAACCGGCGGCTGTATCCAAGGGGATCGGTCATGCGCCCTCCTGCAAGGCTTCCCGCACCGCATCGCGCACGTCCACCTGTTCGGGGCGCGCCCAGTTCGGGGTATAGCCTGGCTTCTTCACCGGCCAGACGATCACCTTGCCGTCCTGCGTCCAGCGGCCATCGAAGAACAGGTCGCGCTCGGCCTCGCGGCGCGGCACGATCGAGGCCGGGCGCCGGTAATCCATGAAGGCTTTGCGCGCCGCATCGCGCTTGCCAGCCTTAACCAGCCCCACCCAACTAGCCTTGCCGATCGCACCCGTATTCCAGTGGAACGAAAGCGCCGCCGCCAGTTCATGCTCCTTCAGCCGATAGCCGGAAAAGGCGCGCAGCACTTCGGGCAGATACCTGCTGCGAAGCAGCCAGACATAAACTGCCAGGCAATGTTCGATCGTCTGCGGATTGTCCTTGTAGCGCTGCACCAGGTGGCCGCTGGTATCGGTCACGCCAACGCCCCAGGTCCATACGCCCTCGCTGTCCTTGTAGGCCTCGCACACGATCGCTTCGTGTTCGAGGATTTCCAGCACCATCGCTTCGGTCACCGCCGTGCTGTCCAAGGCCAAGGCGCGATCCACCCCAAAGGCATCCAGCAGGTTGTCCAGCGCGAGCACATGGCTGGGATCATCGAACAGACCCGGCCGTGCGCCAGCGCGCACCGCGTCGAAGATTACCTTTCGGTGATCTAGGGGATGATGAACGATGGGCACCGGAGCGGTCATGACGGCGTATCCTGTTTTCCCAGGTACTTGTCCGACAGCAGTGAAAGCAGGCGATCAACCGTATATGGGCCAAGGTAGCTGGCCGCGATGGCTGCTGAGATAGTGGGTTCCAGCCCCAGCGCGAACCACTTTGCCACACCATAGGCCAGCCAGCCCATGCCAAGGGCGATCGGCATGTCGATCACCAGTGCCCATGACAGCGGCTTTCGCCGGCCCTGCTGTACCTCGCGCGCGTGAAACATCAGCCGGCCAAGCAATCCCGCGCCGCCGGTCCACACATAAGGAACGGAATCATGCATGCCCGTCCAGTCTGCCATTTCGCGTTTTTCCAGTTTCCTGATGGTGTTTTGCCAGCCACCATCGCGCGCCGGCCCACGCGCGCCACCGCGCGGCTTTGTGGTGCGCGCCATCACAAAGCCACCGCCTTCGCCGCCCACCGGGCGGGTGGCAGGAACGGGTCATGTCCACCGTCGCCATCGACCTGTCGCGCCTGCCGCCGCCGGAAGTGCTGGAAACGCTCGATTTCGAGGCGATCCTGGCAGGCGCGCTGGCCAAGCTGGTGGAATACTGGCCCGAATACGATACGCCGCTGGAATCCGATCCCGCCGTCAAGCTGCTGCAGGTTCCCGCCTGGCGCGAAGTCCTACTGCGCGCGCGGATCAATGATTCCGTGCGCTCGGTCCTGCTGGCCTTCGCCACGGGAGCCATGCTCGATCATCTCGCCGCGTCCCATAACCTCGCGCGGCGCGTGCTGCAGGAGGCGACAGCTGATAGCCAGGCCATCCTGGAAGGCGATGAGGAATTCCGCGCCCGCATCCAGATCGCGCCGGAAACCCTTCCCTATGCCGGAATTACCGCCGCCGGCTATCGCGCCCGTGCTCTGGCCGCTGCCCCGGAAGTGAAGGACGCTGCCGCATTGCGCAGGGGTGATGGCCGGGTCGATGTGATCCTGCTCGGCCGCAACCTGACCGGCATCGTCGAGCCGGGCACCGTCGCGCTGGTTGCAGCCGCCTTCGAACAGGAAGAAGCAATCCAGCTGACAGACGTGGTATCCGTGCGCGCCGCCGCGATCGTACCCTATTCGGTCAATGTCACGCTGATCGTCGGGCGCGGCCCGGATGTCGCCCTTGTCCGTCAGGAAGCCGAGGGCGCCATCCGCGAATATGCAGCTGCGCGCCATGCGATCGGGCTTCCGGTCTACCGCCGGGGGATCGAGGCTGCCGGCAAGGTTGGCAGCGTGGAACAGGCCGTGGCTGATATGGATGATGTCCTGCCCGGCGCAGATGGTGCCGCCTGGCTCGATGGTCTGACCGTAACCACGCAGATGGCCCAATGACCGGCCTGCTACCTCCTAATGCCAGCGCCTTCGAGCGCGCATTCGAGGCTGCAACCTCAAGCCTCACGTCACTCCCGGCTGAACTGATCGCCCATGCCCGCAACCCGGACCTGTGCCCCGCAGCCCTGCTCGACTGGCTGGCCTGGGACTTGTCAATGGAAATATGGGACAAGGCCTGGCCGGAATCTAAGAAGCGCCACATCCTCGCCAAAGCCACCCGCCTGCACCGGCTGAAAACCACGCTGGCCGGGATCAGGGCATGGGTGGCGCTGACCGGTTCCGAAGTGGTCAAGGTAACCCGTCCTCCCGCACGCGGCTTCCTGCGCGGTGCGATGGACGAAGTCCAGCGGATCGCCTGGCTGAATGATCTGCCACAGGTACGCATCTATCCCTTCTTCCATCGCGGCACCGCCCGCCAGCGCCAGTTGTTCGCCTCTGGCCCAGCGGGCCAGCGCTTCCATGCCGTGGCCTCGGCCCGGACATTCCTGCTCGCTAGCAATGGCACCGGGTTGATCGGGCGCCGTGCCACCTGGCATGATCGCGGCACCGAAGTGCCGGTCACCCTGGCCGATCCACTGGGGGGGCTGGTTGACCGGATCTACATCGGCCGCAGCGATGCCACCCGCGCATTCCACGGTGCCGGCTTCATGGGTTCGGGCTATCTCACCGCCAGCACCGCCGAAGAACGCGTGATCACCGTGCGCGCTGCACAGGAAGGCACGGGCGAGGTTTTCGCCGTCCCCAGTGGCACCCGCACGGTTGACGTGCGGCCACAGCGCATCGCTCAAAAGCGCCTCGCACCGCCCGCACGCAGCTTCTTTGGCCGCAATGCGCTGGGCCGCCACCGGGGCTTCCTGCGGTCCAGTCATGCCCCCCTGCTGGTCTACGATCGCTATTGCCTTATCGATCCAACCCGGATGGGCCGCCGCCAGCGCGCGCTGTCGTGGCATGGCCATGGCCGCTTCGGGATCGCCCCGTTCACGGCAGAACTACGCATTCAGATCCCGCTGCACCGGTCCCGCGCGCGTTCGGGCCGGTGGCATGGCAGCGGCTATCGCTGCGCGCCCGATATGGCCCCGCTGGCCAATGCGATCGAGGCGGTACGCGCCGCCAAGGCGCACCGCGACACGATCCTGATCGACACGAAAACCAAGATTCGCGCGCAGTTCGGAACCGGTCTGCGCTTCGGCACCTTTCGCTTTGGCGAAATCAGAAAGGCAGTTTGATGGAACGCAAGGTCATCTTCCGCGAAGGGATGGACAACGATCCCTCCGATTACACCAACCTGCAGGACTTCGCGCAGGAATCGCTGGATCATATCGTTGGTGATGGCATCACCAGCGATCGGCGCTTCGCCGGCCTCGGTACCGCCGCCAGCAGCGTGACCGAAATCACCGTCCAGCCAGGCCGGCTCTTTTCCGGCGGCAAGGTCTATCGCCGCGCCGATGTCTTTACCAAGGATTTCACCAACGCCCTGCCGGTGGTCGGCCGTAAGATCATCTCGCTGGTGGTATTCGGCCAAGACGTAGATACCGATACCCGCCCGCGCGAATTCCTGATCAACGAGGAAACCGGCGAATCCGAACCGCAGCAGGTGGCGATGGAGCGTGCCCGCGTGGCCAGCGTCGATACCGTGGCTGGCGAGGAGGCGGCCGATCCGGTTCCGCCGATCATCGGCGCGGGCTATCTCGAAGTCGCGCGGATCGAACTGACGCCGGCCGGCATCTCTTCCGTCACCATGATGATCTCCAACCAGCTGGTCAGCACCCAGAACCTCGATAACCGAATGGCGGTGATGGAGGCCTTCAAGGCCCGCACCGGCCCGCAGGTGCAGAGCCTGGCTGCCGATCTTGCCGCGCTGACCAAGGGCCAGGCTGGCATCGTCTCGCTCGACATGTATGGCCGCACGCTGGGCCGGGTAGCCGTGCTGGAAGCCAAGGCTGGTGTCCCGGAAAGCGCGGTCGATTCCGCTGCCGATTTCTTCTTGGATGGCACATCTTCGGATCTGGTCTTCGCCGGATCGAACGTGAAGGTCGAAGAAGGCATGCGCTTTGCCGATGAAGCTGCCGATGCGGTCGCGCTGCAGATTTTCGACGCGCTCAATCCCAAGGCTAAGATCGTGGGCGGCGTGATGTTCCCGGCCTATGTAGAGGCGGAGCGCCTGCGCGTCGGCCCAGTTTCTGGCGAAGTCGCAGTCAGCACTTACAGCTATGCCGTGCATGATATGGTACAGAAGACCATGTCGCGCATGCGCGTGCGCTATGGCCGCCGCCGCCTGGTTTCCTCCTCTATCGCCTGGCTGAAAAATGGACGCTATGATGCGACTACGCTCAATTTCCGGCGTGATGACGAAGCCTGGGATATTCCGGCCGACAAGTGGGGCCGCGCGCTGCAAAACCACCTGTTCAAACGCAATGCTGGCTTCTGGATAGATACCTACGAAGAACCCTATTGGGAGGAAGTCACCACGACTGCTTCGGTGAACGGTACCCAGGTGGCGGAAACCTTCCTCAACGCCAACGACATGTGGCTGTCCTCGATTGGGCTGACATTCACCGCACTGGCAGCCGATGGCGCGGTCACCGTGGCCCTGTGCGAAACTGACCGTGGCCTGCCCCTGCTCGACAAGGTGATCGCGAAAACCACTGTCGATTTTGGCGATCTGGAAGTTGGTGAAGTCAAGGTTCCGATGGGGCCGGTATTCCTCACCGGTGGCAACCGCTATGCCATCGTCATCATGACGGCGGCCGATCACCGGCTTGGTACTGTCCAGGGCTCGGTCTTCCCCGAAGGGACATTCTTCTATGTGCTGGACGGGGCCTATCAGCAGGGCGATGCCACTCGCGATCTGGCTTTCACGCTCTACGCCTGCCAGTTCACCGCTGCCCGCACCGTGGTAGAACTCAACCCATTGTCTCTGGCTGGAGGCATTGCCGATATCGATATCCTCGCCCCGGCGATCGTCCCCGGCGCCACCCAGTTGTCCTATGAGATCCAGATCGGCGGCACCTGGCATCCCCTGGCTGCGGTAGCCGATCTGCCGCTTGGTTCCGGCGGCGCGCTGTCACCGCTGCTGGCCTTCCGCGCGGTATTCACCGGCACGCCCGATGTCATGCCGGCGGTTTCGCTCACCGGATCGCGGGTGATGCTCTCGCGCGGCGATACCGCGCTCACCCATGTGTCAGACATTCGCACCCTACCAGGTGTGGGTTCGGACACCATCCGCCTCACCATGCGCCTGGAAGACTTCGTGGAAGCGAACCACGACTGCACCTGCGTTCTACTGACCGGGGCTGGCTATGCCACGGTGGAAGCGGCTGATGCGGTCAGCGATGTGACGATGGAAGATGGCACAGTGGAGCGGACATTCGTGTTCGATCTGGCCGCTAACGTGACCAGCTACCGCATCAAGACCACCGGGGCGCTCGTCTCGGCCCTGGCTCCGTTCCACATCGCCATGCGCAAGGACTGGACGCTCTAAGGAGGATCACGCGATGATGAATACCCGCAAGCGCAAGGCGCCGTCGCCGGCTGCCAGTTTTCACCTGGTGGAATTGTCAGCCAGCTTCAAACGACGCGGCTTTACGTATCGGCCCGGCGTCCGCATCCGCGTAAATGCTGCGCTGTTGCAGGAAATGCAGGAAGCTGGGGTGGTTGCGAATGTCTCTTCCCTCTGAAATCGACTTCGAAGCCGATCGTGATGCCACGCCAGCCCGCATGAACCGAGCGATGGCGTGGATCCAGGCCCAGCTACGCGTAGCCCAGGCTACAGCCAAGACCTACGAGGCTGTGATTGCCGATCTGCGAGCTCTGGGTCTGGCCCGTGTAGCCGAAGCGCTGACCCCCGTCTTTGTGGAAGCACAGCAGATCGGCGCCAGCATCGCCGCAATCCAGGCCCAGTGGGAAGATGAAACCCTGATCCTGGCGAATCACTACACCAAGGCCGAAACCGATGCCGGATTCTCCGGGCTTTCCCACGTTCACGATCAGGATGATATCACCGGCCTGTCCGCCGCCATCGCCCTGCTGGCGCCGCTGGACAGCCCGGCTCTGGCCGGCACCCCGACAGCGCCGACGCAGGATGTCGGGAACAACACCACGCGAATCGCCACCACCGCCTTCGTCAAGGCGGCAGTGGCGCAGCTGGTCAACTCCTCGCCCGCTGCGCTCGATACGCTGAACGAGCTGGCAGCAGCGCTGGGCAATGATGCCAATTTTTCCGCAACGATGACTGCGGCGCTGGCCGCCAAGGCGTCGTCCGCTGATCCGACCTTCACCGGCGCCACAGCGCTTAACGGACCGATGCAGTCGACCGTCAACGCGGTGCCCGCGCTGGACATTGATTGCAGCCAGGGCAGCTTTCACACGAAGACGATCAACGCGAATTCGACCTTCACGTTCAGCAATCCGCCGGCGGCCGGCAATGTGTTCATGTTCATGCTGACGCTGACGCACACCAGCGGAACGGTGACGTGGCCGGACAGCGTCGTCTGGCCCAATGGTACGGCGCCAAGCCTGACGGCGGGCAAGACGCACCAGTTCGTGTTCACTACCAGCGATGGCGGAACGATCTGGCGCGGCGCTTCCCAGGTGAACTACTGATGATCCCGCTCCTTGCGGTTCTTGCATCCATGGCGCGCGGGGCGCTGCTGCCGGTAACGACGCGCACCTACACAGCGGGAACTGCCGCGACGGAAACCGTTCCGGCCGGGGCCACACAATGCGTGATCACGGCAGACGGTGGGGGCGCTGCAGGCGGCCGGGACAGTTTCGATATTGGCGGCGGCGGCGGGGGCGGATCGCGCGTCGTCAAAACGATCGACGTCATTCCGGGAGATACCTTCATCTATACCGTGGCCGCGTTGAAAGCGGGCCGGTCATCGAACGGGATCGGCGCCAACGGCAATGCTTCGACTGTTACCGGAACCGTTGCCGGAGGGTCCGTGAATATCAGCGCCGGTGGCGGCCTGGGCGGAAGCGATAGTGGACTCGATGGGGACGGCGGGACCGCCACCGGCGGCGATGTGAACACACCGGGCAATGCCGGTTGGGGGAGCCATGGCGGCAACGGCGCCGGCGGCGGCCTTGGCGGTAATCCTGATGCGGGATCGTTTTCAAATGGATCGCCAATCGGCGGCGGCGGCGGCGGCACTGTTTCGACAACGTCGGGATCCGGCGCGCGCGGCGAAATCAAGTTCGAGTATTTCGGATGAACGGCGCACTAGTGCCGCTTGGCATGGTTGAAGGCGAGCCGGTCGTTCTGACCGCGTGGCGCATTTGTGGTGCGCGCCATCACAAAGCACCGTGATGGCGGCGCACCACATGGCAGCCGATGCTGCTAGCCCATGGAAGACGAAGAGGACATCCCCGGAAAGATTGGCGATGTAATCCGCCTGGGCCGGGTCGTGTCAGTCGATATGGCCTCTGCGCTGGCCGTTGTCCGCTGTGGCGAGATCGAATCCCCGCCCTGCCCATGGACCGAACTGGCGGGTGCCTTCCGCACCTGGTGCCCGCCCACCGAAGGCGAACAGGTACTGCTAGTTTGCCCCGAAGGCGACATTGCCGGCGGCGTGATCCTGCGCGGCCTGCTTTCCACCAGCTTCCCGGCGCCCGCTTCCGATGATGCCCACCGGCTGCACGGCCCCGATGGCCTGATCCTGAAGCTGACTGGCGATGGCATCGAAATCACTGCGCCGGGCCATGTGCGGATCGATGGCGATCTGACTGTCACCGGCACCGTCACCGGCGAAACCGATGTGATCGCCGCCGGCATCAGCGGCAAGAGCCACACCCACCCCGGCACCGGAGGCCCGCAGTGACGGGGCTTAACAAGGCAACCGGAAAGGCGCTTTCGGGCTCGGCCCACATTGCCCAGAGCATTGCCGATATCTTGACCACGCCGCTCGGCAGCAGGGTGATGCGGCGCGATTATGGCAGCGTCCTGCCAGAACTGGTCGATGCCCCACTGAACAAGGCAACCGAACTGCTGTTCTATGCGGCCACCACCGGTCCGGTGCGCCGGTGGGAACCGCGCGTGCGGCTGTCCAGGGTCTCGCTTGGCGAGATGTCCGCCGCCGGGCGCCCCACGCTGACGATCGAAGGCACCCGCACCGATCTTCCCGGAAACCATCCCTTTTCCATAAACCTCGCCCTCTAGCCCGCGAAAGGCCAAGCCATGCCCTACTATCACGGCATCCGCGTTACCGAGATCAACGAAGGTGTGCGCACCATGGCCACGGCGGCCACCGCCGTCATCGGCCTGGTATCCATCGCGGATGATGCAGATGCGGCCACCTTCCCGCTCGATACTGCCGTTCTGATCGAGGATGTGACCGCCGCGATCGGCAAGGCCGGCAGCGATGGAAAGCTGGCGCAGTCGCTGGAAGCTATTGCCGATCAGGCGAGCCCCCCGGTGGTTGTGGTCCGCGTGGCCGAAGGCGCAGATGCGGCGGAAACCCAGGCCAACATCATCGGCACTACCACAGCCAGCGGACAGCTGACCGGTATGCAGGCCCTCTTGGGCGCGGAATCGCAGCTGGGCTATCGCCCGCGTATCCTCGGTGTGCCCGGCTATGATAACCAGCAGGTGGCAACCGCCCTCGCCACCGTAGCAAAGAAGCAGCGCGGCTTCGCCTATACCGCCGCCCAGGGCGATACCGTAGTCGAACTGACTGCCTATCGCCAGAACTTCAGCGCGCGCGAACAGATGCTGATCTGGCCGGAATTCAGCGATTTCGCCGGTAGCGCAATTGCCCGCGCCATGGGTCTGCGCAGCAAGATCGATACCCAGACCGGGTGGCACAAGACCCTGTCGAACGTCGCGATCAATGGCGTGACCGGGCTTTCCCATCCGGTGCCATTCTCGATTCTGGGCAACGAAACCACCACGGCCAGTCTGCTCAACGACGCCGATATCACCGTGCTGGCCCGGATGAATGGCTATCGCTTCTGGGGCAACCGCACCTGCAGTGACGAACCGCTGTTCGCTTTCGAAAGCGCCGTGCGCACCGCGCAGGTGCTGCAGGATACCATCGCCCAGGGGCTGGTCTGGGCGATCGACAAGCCGATCCTGCCTAGCCTGATCCGCGATATCCTGGAAACGATCAACGCCGAGTTT